TGACCTTGTAGCCCGAGGGATCATCAATCTTCACGGCCTTCGCCCAGAAGGGACTGGCGATGAAGTTCGCATCGATGTCATCAACGGCCGCGTACATTAAAGATGATCCGGCGCCACGATCCCAGGCATACAGGGTCTTAGCCGCAAGGCCCACGGAGGCCTTCGTGGTGTAGTCGTAATATGACCAGTCGAAGAGCGCTACCTTGATTGAGGGAGCGAGCACCAAGAAGCCATCGGCATCGTACTGCGGAACCCACGAGGCGGGGAAAAAGCCGATTATGGCCGCGTAAACATCCGCCGGAGCGAGGAAGACTACGTCATTACCAAAGCCCAGGTTTTGCTGTTTGGCCTTCATCTTGCTCATGGTGGCGATCGCGTCACCGATCTTGGCTCCCGCCGCGTCGAACAGCTTGGTGGGAGCGACGGAGGCAGGAGTGCCGAAGACGAGGTTCCACTTAAGGAACTGGCCATCGGGGCCACGCAGATCGTAATTCAAGGTGCCAGACACAGACTGTATAGCCATGGCCTGGGCGGTATCGCGGCATAGGCGCCGCAAGGTATCGATGCGGTTAGCAATGAAGGTCTGCTGATCGGCGAGCCCGTTTACCTTGCCCTCGAAGGACATGAGATTGTTAAGATCAACGGCATCGAGAGTGGAAGACGGATTAACCGGCTGGGGCTCAATGGCCGAGATCGCAGAGCCTTCCGCAATTGCATACGAAGCAGAACCTCTTTTTACGAGAGGGATATTTCCGGCGCGGGATAAAATGTCCCGATAGGAAATGAGCGGAAACGGATGGTTCACCCGGTTAGCCTCCGGGTAAAGCATGTCGAGGGCGGGGCTTTTCAAATTGGGCAGACGCTCCATGATCTCCACGAGCGAGTCGCGCGAGAAAAGCTTTTTAATGAGGGTTTCAGTTCCCATGATTTCTCCTTTCCCGTTACTCCGGGAATACCGTGATGGCCTCTAGGGCTGCGAGATCTGCCACCGTGACAGCGTCTCCGTTAATTCCGTAGGCAAGGGCCTCAGCGCTTACGGTGCCGTGTACGATGCCGATAGCCGCGTCGTCTTCAGAGGTGTCCACATCTTTGTCGACTACCCCCTTTAAGGCGTTGGCCGGGGCGGCCCCGTCTCGGACGTAAGGGATGACCTTTCCGTCAGCGTTCAGGGCATAGAGCATGCCAGCGGGGAGCACCCCCTGGGAGGCAAGAGCCGGGAGCGTCTTCTTGACGGCCGGGTGCGTTTGCGTGGCTACCGAGGCGAAGGTCTCGTTAATGGTTGCGATTTTTCCGTTCATTCATTTCTCCTTACGCCTTGCCGAACGGGACCGGTTTGAAAGCCTTGCCGTTGGCGGGCTCTCCGTCGCCGAGATCCTCGTGGCCCTCGGTAACCGGCTTGGGGATGCTTTGGACGATACGGGACAGGAGATCGAGGCCGCTGACCTTCTCCTTCTTTCCGTCTTCGTCCGAAAGCTCGATGGTGGCGCTGGTGCCGAGGCTATCGGCAAGGGCCAGAACGAGATCCTGTTTCCCCTTGGGAATGCGGCCGGCCATAATCCCCTTCAAGCCGGACTTGGCCTGGGCGATGATGGACGCGTCGCGGTCGGCAAGCTCCTGCTTGAGCTTGTCGTTCTCTTCTTTCAATTCCACGTCTTCCTCCTTGGATACGTTTGAACATTGATCCGCCAAGAGCTGCGCCTGCGCCTTGATGTCCTCGGGAATTTTCCCGGAGAGCGCCATTTCGCTTGCCCAAGCCGCAATCTGTTGTAAGGTCTTCTGGATATCCCCTATGGCGTAGTTTGCGCCTTGCTTGAGGTCGAGGATCTTCTTGGCGGCCGTAGCACGGTCGTTGTTTTGATCATCCGGATTGGGATCTTCTTGGGGCGCGGGGAAGGGCTCTCCGTCTCCCAAGAAACAGACAGGAAGGTCAGCGAAGACCTTTAAGTCCCGGATCTTGGGCGGGACGGCGCCGAGATAGGCGAGGTGGTGGAGGTAATGCTTCCCCGACTGGTTGCGGGCAATACCGACCGAGACGTCGGTATAGAACTTCTGGTCGGCGGCGTCGGCCAGGAGATCATTCAGTTCGTTCGTAACGACGAGCGAGGAGCCGGTAGATTCCGGCTCAACTGCCTTAACGTTTCCGAACTTCGGCATCCAATCGGCGAGTTGATGCCCGAGAGTTATGGGGCATTTCCCGTCAAAGGTCTCCTTTAGGTCGGAGATGATCTCCGGCGTGATAGTGACCTTTTTCCCGTCCAGGCGGCCGAAGGAGCCGACGTGAACGATTTCCTGTTTGATCGTCTTCATGCCGTCATGATGACAGGACGGCATGAATAACTCTCAAAACTGGGGTAGGGATTTATGCGGCTAGAGATCTAAGGAAAATTGAAGTTTATGAGGCGGGTAGAATAAACCAATAATTGAGAAGGGATTCTTCGTTCCTTTTCTATGATTTCTAAATACAGTTCCTAATATTAAATATAAATCTTTTGTTTTCGCTATTTTTGTAAGCTTCTCTAGAACCGAATTAATCGCATCTTTCTCGGTTTTTCCCCTCAACATTTTCCAATATAGGGCCCCAATTTCCCAGTCTTCAATTTGTAGTCTATGGGGCTTATTGTCCGATATAAACTTATAATAAAACGTATATGGGAGCGGTTCAACTTTTCGGACGCTTGCATCATTTCCCCATTCTTCTTCATCAAAGAGCAGATATTCATTCTCGTTACTTTGGAGCGGCTCTTCTTTCTCTTTTGCTTTTTCATATTCAGCTCTAATAACTTGATCAGGCTTCAATACCGCTAAAGATTTTTTCAAAGGTCCATATGCATCATCGATTAATTTATCCAAAGAAGTATAAACATCACTCAAGAGATATTTACGCCTTTCTTCCCATCCGGACTCCCCAGTTGGGATTGTTTCTCCCAAGGTTATTTCTTCTTGAATTCCTCGAAGGGGGCGAAAACTTTCAGGCCTAAAATCCTTATGAGCTTCGCGTTTTTGCAGATCAAGCGAAATCCATGTATATTTTTTATATTGTGATTGCTCATCCATAAATCGAAATGGTATAGGATAAATCCGAATCCATTGGTTGCCGTTAAGCAACCCAGCCGTGCATACTGTTTCTTCATATTTTCTTGACTTTTGAGGGTAGGCTTTTGCTACAACCAGAATACGAGCACCGCGAATTGTGTCATCTTCCATTATTTACCTCATCTTTATACTAAATATGAATTGCGGGTTCCGTTATTAGTCCTTTATTATAGAAGAAGTCCGAGACACACTTACGATGGCAATAATTAGGATCTCGTTCAAAACAAGTTAACGCCACGGAAGAAAAACCTTCGAGAACTTGTGCTAGTTCATCAATACCATCCTTGGCGTTCGGTAAAATTTTCGACTTATACATATCGAATAATTTTTGGTAAGATGCTAAATCATCCAAGTTGTGCCGAAATGAAGACTCTATTCCAAGGCTAGGGATATGGATATACGCGATTCCACTCGCTGCTAATGCCGCTGATAGGCTGGACTTCGAAAACCCCTTTTTCCTGGAAATTGGGTTTTTCCGGACATCAACAACGACTTGGATATGACGAGAGAGTAATTCATCACAATATTCATCTATAGAGCGCCCTTCATATCCAAGGGTGAATAATAGCGAAGTGGAAACAGGATGTAAGACCGTTTGCGGGTATCTCATAGATATTGTCATCTTAAGATGTTTCGGCTAATTCCCGCAATCCATTAACTGCTAAGCAATGAGTTTTTCAGTTGGTAATTCCTCCTTTAATCGTTTTTCAGCTACTTTACAAAAATGATGATCTTTTTCTATGGCGATAAAGGACCGGCCTACCCGAACGCAGGCCACGGCGGTAGTGCCGGAGCCTACGCAGGGGTCAAGGACGATTTCACCAGGGTTTGAATAGGTATTTATCAACCATTCAAAAAGGGTTAAAGGCTTCTGAGTTTGGTGATAGAGGGGGCGTTTCCGAGATCCCATTTCACGGGGGACTTCCAGGATGCTTGTTGGGTAACGAACTCCAGGGTTATCGGTAATGGCTGGAGTCCGCACCGCGCGGTATACGCCGGACCTCGTTGTGGAGTTCTTTGCGCGTCTCCGGTATGGAGATCCCGGCAAAAATTGCGGATGATAGTTGGGGAGATGTTTATAGAAAATGAGCACGAGTTCATGGCGCCGTAGGGGCATGCGCCGGGAATTGAGAAAGCCCACCGATTGGCGCTTGTCCCAGACTAGGTCGTATCGGAAGATATCCCGACCGGCATTGATGAGATCCGTCGCGTACGGCTGGGTAGCCGTGAGGGCAATCACCCCATGGTCCTTAATCACGCGGCGAAGCTCATTGAAGAATTTCTCCGTGGGGAGCCGCTTGTCCCAGGAGCAATCCGTCACCCCATAGGGCGGATCGGTAAGGATCATGTCTACCGATCCGTCAGGGATGGTCTTGAGAACGGCCATGCAGTCGCCCTCGGTAATAGTGTTCAGCAATGGTTGTATCATGACTTGGTAAGTAGCTCGGCAGGTCAAACCGAGTCAAGCAGACGCAGGCAGAGCCGAAAAACCCAAAAAGGCCGTAGACGCGTCCGATTGAAGAACGGGACAAGTTACCGCCGTTAATTCATTAAACGCTTATTAAACGGCGATTTTTGCAAATAGGGCAAGATTACCCTAAAAGCTAGGACGACCTTGACCGCAAAAGATTCCAAGATTATATTTTACTTGAGAGAAAGCCGTGGGGCAGACTCCTGCCTTGGTTAGGCAGGACAGCCAATACCCCTGGCTTTTTTATTTTAGCTCCCAGGGCGTCAGTTCATAAAACACCAACCGGCCAGTCGCTTTTTCCCTTTTTAATACCACCGAGAACAATTCACGTTGTCCATTAACCTCAATGACGGATTTTCCTTTTAGGACTTCCGAGAAGTCTGGGTTTCCATGAATCTCGGATTCTGTCTTGAATCCTGTCGCGTTCCGGAGGATATCAGGAAGCCGATCGAGTACGGTCAATTTTGATGGGTCTCCAGAATAGGCAACCGCATGGTCAATGCCGGTCTTGTTTATGACGATCTCCTCTTTCAGTGCTCCATTCGTAAATGAAGAGTCGCGCAATTTCATGAGATCTTGCTTAATTTCCCCCCTAAGCGTTTTGCGATCGGGAGAAGCGGCCGGAATCACCTTCTCAACGGCTAACGGTTTTGATGCATTCGCTATCATCGACGTCTCAACCGGATCAAAGCGCAAGCCTATCTTCTTCGCGAAGGCCGTTATCTTTTCATCGATACCATATTGCTTGGCCCGATCGAGCATCGAGGGAGTCATCTTATAGAAGCTTCCCGTATCGACGGGGTTCCCACCAAAGCCTTTAGCCGGGGAGTCGGTGGGAAGATATTTAGTGGTTCCCCATGCCGAGTCTTTCTCCCGTTCGTAATCGACTTCTTCTTGGAAGACGGCCCGGACCGTTGAGCGGCAATTAAAGTGCAAGGGCGGCCAGTTCTTCTTCCAGAATGGATGCGTGGCGGGCAGGATGGTTCCCGAGCGATCACGACATATCTCCGTTTGGCGGCCATCCTCGATTCCCACGAACTCAAGGTATTCCGGTTGGCTCTTCATGAATTCCGCCGCGCGGCCGGCGTTATAGGTCGTCTGCATATTGGTCCGGTAGACGGTCTCCCAGTACCAGGGCGATTCCCCCACGCCTGCGCCCTCAAGGGTATGGGCTTCGGTCCAGAACTCGCTTAAGGGCGTCCCGTCTTCAACGGCTTTAAGGCATAGCTGCCTTGCTTGCTCGACGGTATCAACTTCGGATAGCGCCGCCACGGTGAAGGCTCTATACCGAAGTTGGGGCTCAAGCGCTGTCCATTCATCCTTGGTTAAAGGAATACGGGACTTGAGGAAGGAGACCGCCTCGTCATAGCTCATCTCCGGGGCGTCAGGAGAATCAGCAAGCTGAAGCGAGGGTGAAGCATGGTCCATACCGAGGGCCCATGAGAGGATAAGCATCTTCTCAGCTTCCTTCACAAGCCGCCCATCAGGCCGACCAAACGAAGGGGCGGCCGCCAACGTTTCTTTAGTGGGCCCTCCGGCTTTATTTATAGAAGAAAACCACTTCTTCACTTGCCCTTGCAGGAGAGGAATGATTCGGGCGGACGATGAGTCCGCGGTCGAATCAAGCTCCTTAGCCTTGGCCGATTCATCTACTAGCGGATCTTGAGCGGTGGACGAACTTTTTTTTTTGGGTCAGCGTCAGCCAGACCCATAGGGCCGAGGGGGCTGGCAGGCGCAGGCTTCAGGAAGGTATCTCCTTCGTCCGCAGGCTTGGGGAGGCCATACCGGGAATAGAGGGCATTCTTTGAAACGGGTATGGCGCGGTCTATGGCGTCGCGGACCATTTCCCATGAGGCGTAATCGTTAAGGTCAAAGGAGACGACGGGCACGGGCTCGTCTTGGCCATAGTTCAGCTCAACGATCCATGAGAGGTACGTCTGCAGGACTGGCTGGAGATCTCGACATTCAAGTTTCGAGGTATCAAGGGAGACGCCTTCATGCACCTCTGCCTGGGCGCGCGTACCGTTCTGGGCTTCCTGTACGCCCAGACTTGAACTTACGAGGGCATAGGCGATTTGGGTGTCGCAATAGTCGGCCAATACCTTGAACTCGCCCAGAGCCCCTTCCGAGGTGAGGGTTTGAACGCTCTTTATGTTGGCCAGGGCCGCACCGGACCCGGATCGAACCGAGGCAAGGAGCCCTGATAATTCTTGGGCCCGCTGCCGGGTTTTTTCCTCATTCTCCGTGGCGTCAAAAAGGGCGAGGATAGAGGGGACGGCAAACTTCTCGCAGGCCATGAGCCAGAACTCGAGCCCCGCCTTCTTGATCTTCCAAGACCAGTAGCAGGCCTTGAGGGCCGAGGTTCCGTATGGGTTC